GATCCTGCTGCTAATCTTCGTACTGGTCAAGGTATGAAGTATTCTCTTGGAGCAGAAATCAAAGATACTACTAAGGTAGTTGCTAAAGAATCTTGTGGTGACTGCCCTGAGTGTGGTGGTAAAGGATGCTCTAAGTGCCAGACAGAAGGCAAGAAGAGTGTGAAGAAAGAATCGTTTGAACTCAACGGTGTTGAGTATGTCTTTGAAGAGATTATTGATGAAGGTAGTATGAAGACAGCACGTAAGAACGTGGGTGCTTCTACTTGCTGGAAAGGTTATAAGGCATCAGGCACTAAGATGAAGGGTGGTAAGTCTGTTCCTAATTGTGTCAAGGAAGGAAAGAAACTTGACCCCGTAGGTAAGGCAGATGCTGACATCGATAACGATGGTGATGTAGATAAGTCCGATAAGTACCTACATGCTCGTAGAAAGAAGATCACTAAGATCATGGGTGCCAAGAAAAAAGGCATGAAGGAGGAAGCCGAAAAAAAGTAAAGAAGCCAGTGGTTGAGGTGATGCCCGAATTAGATGACGGCGAACCAGAACCTAAACCAATGAAACCTGGCAAAAAAGATAAAAAGGATAAATAATTCATGCCCTATGACATGAAACAATGTTGTCTTTTCTACTCCCACTAGCATCAAAAATTATTAAAGATGCTGTCGATAAAATTCCTGACAATGAAGAACTTGGTGAGAAGATGGTTGAGATCTGTCTTGTTATTCTTGCTAAAGCAGTTAAGTTGACCAAGACTGATATGGATGATCAACTCCTTGAAGTTGTATCTGCCGCAATCAAGAACCGAGAAGAGTGATAATATTAGGAGAGGTGTATGCCTCTCCTTTTTTTATAAATAATATGAGAATCGAATAGTCTACTGGAGATCCAATGTCCCTATACGGAAACACGGACAGCGACCCTAACAAAGCCAAAGCAGGCATTGGAGTTGCTGCATCCGCACAAGCAAAAGAAACAATTTTTATTGACAATGCTGAAGCAGCACTGCCAGCAAACAAAGCGCGTGGTTTGAATGCTCCTGGTTGGTGGTCATACTATACCTTCACTGATTGTGATGGCAACACTCGCCATAAGGCAGAAATGCTGATCACTATTGCAGACCCAATTGGTCCTGAAACTCAGGAAGATGATGCTGTTGCAGCAGATGTTGATGTTCTCATCACCATTAATAACTTCCCATCTAGTATTGCTGCTCCTGTAGGCGGTACATTCTCTATCGTTATGGACGCTATCTCTACTCCTCCTGGAGATGCTACCGAAGTTCAGTATCAGTGGCAGAAGAAATCAGGTAAGCGTTGGGTGAACATTGGTGCTAACCAACCTACATATGATGTTGCTTCCTATGTTGAAGCAGATGATGCTGGTCAGTATAGAGTCAAACTTACTACTACAACAGGTGCTAAAGAAGTAGTTTCCTCTGTTGTCACAGTAATTACTACGTGATAAAGGATGAACTTCAATGAATTGACGCCAGAAAACTGGTTGTTCTTTGCTATTAAATATTATAATAATCCACAATCAGTGACGTATAGTGACTTTGAAGAAGATCTAAATAGGATCAGGTATATTAAACGTTTATTCAAACGATATGAAACAAGTGGTGAACTCAAAACACATCTTATCTTAAATCATATCATTATAATGTATAATGTATTTGGTGATGCTGCAACGCCTCTGCTTTTTTATAAGACAGAGGCAACGCATTGGAATTACCTAAAAGCATTTATTCTTTTCTTAGAAAGATTGCCCGATAGTTTAAACGATAACGTAGATCAACAATGTCTAAGTCAACTGAATCTAATTTGAATGAAATGATGATAGGAGATGGATCAGGTCTCGCTATGCCACCTGCATTTGTCTTTGTTAACACAAAAAAGCGCAGAAAGAAGTCTGTAGATAAAGTTGATGGTCGTACATCTGGCGCTAAATCAATGCTTTCCCGTATCACTAACCGTAAAAAAATGAAAGAACAAGTAGAAGAAACAATTATTTCCGAAGCAGTGCCCTCAGAAACTGAGAGAGCACAGAAGCAAATCCAGCAAGGCAAAAAACTTGGACGCCAGAAGGATATGCAGAAGAAGAAAAAGGAAGCAAAAGAAAAAATGCAGTCCAAGACATCAGAAATGGACACCCTGATGAAAGCACGTTTGTCTGACTTTAAAAAGAAAGCAGGCGACCAACAAAAAAAAGTCCAGAAAAACTCTTTTGAAATGGTAGGTGATACAATGATTCAAGAAAATACTGATACACTAGATGTTGCACTACAAGTTGCAACTCAGGAACTTAATCCTTCAGGCGAGACATCATTCGCTAAGATTGATTTTTCTGATGGAACTACTCAGAACCTAGACAACTTCTCTGCTAAAAGAATCGCTGCTTGTTATGCACAATTGGATGAACCCAAGCAACAGCAGTTCCGTTATATGCTGAACAAAGATGCAACTACGTATCAATCTGCACTAGAGTTCGCAGTAAGAAACGTTTAGATATGGCATTTGGTCTTGGTAAGATAGCAGTTTTAGAATCAAAACTTGACATTTATGAAGACCTCTCGAAAGAGATGCTTGACAAACTCGAAAGAGCAGTAGGAACAATATCAGATAACAGCAATAAAGTTGCTGTTATCTTAGAGCGCCATGAAAATCGTTTGGATGAATCTGAACGTGCCGATAAACTTATTATCGGTATGCTCGAAGAAATGAAAGAAAGGCATGAGAAGGATAGAGTATCAGTTAATGAAAGAATCGACATGATTCAGAAAAAAGTTGATACGAATGCTAAGTTTGTGATAGGTGCCGGAGCAGTCCTCGCGACTCTTGTGACAGTATTACAAGTGGTTCCACCTATCCTCAAAGTCTTGACAGACGGCAAGACAACTGCTAATATAAGCGGAGTATTGATGCCTGTTAGTGAGTTATCTTGACACAAAATATATTAGTCTTGTCTCGCCACAACTAAGTAAATTTACGCGAAAAAGTGACAGAACGTATAACTTCCGTTGTCCATACTGTGGTGACTCAAAGAAGCATTCAAATAAGGCGAGAGGTTACTTCTTCAAAGTGAAGAATGACTTCGTATATAAATGCCATAATTGTGGTGTGGGGAGAACTTTTACAAATTTTTTAAAGGATCAAAACAAACTTCTTCATGATCAGTATGTCATGGAGAGATATCGTGAGGGACTGACTGGTAAAGGAACTCAAACTGCAGATCCAAAGTTCAACTTTAAAAAACCTGTCTTTAAAAAGAAACAGGGTTTAGATCTTCAAAAAATCTCAGAACTAAATAAAGAACACCCTGCCCGAGACTATCTTGAACGTCGAAAAATTGAAGACTTAGAATCATTTTACTACTGCCCAAAATTTAAACAATGGACTAACGAACAGAAGAAGACATTCGATACTTTACGTCAAGATAGTCCACGAATAATAATCCCCCTTAAGGATAAAGATGGTAACATGTTTGGTTACCAAGGGAGATCTCTTGCTCCAAAAGCAAAGATCAGATACATTACAATTATGTTAGACGATTCTATGCCTAAAGTGTATGGACTAGATCGTATTGACCCCACCAAGGAAGTATATGTCACAGAAGGACCCTTTGACAGTCATTTCATTACCAACTCTATTGCTATGTGTGGTAGCGATGTTGACCTCCGCTCTTTTGATTATCGATTTACATATGTCTTTGATAACGAACCACGAAATAGAGAAATCGTTACAAAGATCGAACATGCAATTAAAATAGGAAATGATGTAGTCATCTTCCCAAGACATATCAAAGAAAAAGACCTGAACGACATGGCACTCGCTGGACATGACGTTCAAAATATGGTAAAGTCAAACACTTACAGCGGACTCCAAGCAAAACTTAAACTGAACGAATGGAAAAAAGTATGACAATCAATGTAGAGAAGCGCGACGGGTCTATCGAACCTCTTAACCTTGAGAAGATTCATAAGATGGTTGAAGAGGCAACAGAAGGTCTCTCAGGAGTATCTGCAAGTCAGGTAGAGATGCACTCTAACATTCAATTTCATGATGGCATTACTACAGAAAATATCCAAGAGATTCTGATTCGTTCAGCATCAGATCTAATTAGTTTGGACAACCCAAACTACCAGTATGTTGCTTCTCGTCTGCTTATGTTCTCTTTACGTAAGCAAGTATTTAATAAGTTGGTATGGCAAGATGGTATGCCATCAGCATATGATGTTGCATTGTATAATGTCACTGTGAACAAAGTATATGATGAAGATCTTTTAGATAAATACAGTGACGAAGACTGGGAAAAACTTAACAATTACATTGATCATGGGCGTGACTATTTGTTTTCTTATGCAGGGTTACGTCAAGTAGTTGACAAGTATTTGGTTCAAGATCGTAGCAACGGAGAAGTCTATGAAACTCCTCAATACATGTATTTGTTTATTGCTATGACACTGTTTGCTGACTATCCAGCAACCCAACGTCTAGACTATGTTCGTAGATACTACAATGCAATCAGCAAACACAAAATCAACATTCCCACACCTATCATGGCAGGGGTGCGAACTCCACTTCGACAATTTGCTAGCTGTGTTCTTATTGATAGCGATGACACCCTCGATAGCATCTTTTCTAGTGACATGGCGATTGGTAAGTATGTTTCTCAACGTGCAGGAATCGGTATCAACGCAGGCAGAATCCGTGGGGTCAACAGTAAGATCCGAGGCGGAGAAGTTGCACACACAGGTGTTATTCCATTCCTTAAAAAGTTTGAAAGCACTGTCAGATGCTGCACTCAAAATGGCATCCGAGGTGGAAGTGCAACTGTCCACTTCCCAATCTGGCACCAAGAGATCGAAGACATCATCGTCTTAAAGAACAACAAAGGCACAGAAGATAATCGTGTCCGTAAACTAGATTACTCTATCCAAATATCCAAGTTGTTCTATGAACGTTTCATCAAAAACGAACCAATCTCCCTCTTCAGTCCTCATGACGTACCAGGTCTGTATGATGCTTTTGGGACTGATGCATTTGACGCTTGCTATGTGGACTATGAATCAGATCAGTCTGTTCCGAGAAAGACTATCGGTGGTCAAGAACTTTTTCTAAGTCTTCTCAAAGAGAGAGCAGAGACTGGTCGTCTTTATATTATGAATATTGACCACTGCAATTCACACTCATCCTTTAAGGACAAGGTGAATATGTCTAATCTTTGTCAAGAAATTACTTTACCTACTGATCCTCTTCAACATATCGATGGTGAAGGAGAGATTGCACTTTGCATTCTGTCTGCTATCAACGTTGGAAAGTTGAAGGATCTTGATGATATGGAAGAACTTTGTGATCTTGCTGTCCGTGGTCTGGAAGAACTGATCGACTACCAGAACTATCCTGTTAAGGCAGCAGAACAAAGCACTAAGAACCGTCGCAGTCTTGGTGTTGGATTTATCGGTCTTGCACATTACTTAGCACGTAACGGAGAACACTACGATGACACAGGAGCATGGAAACTTGTCCACAAACTCGCTGAATCTTTCCAGTATTATCTACTCAAGTCCTCCAATGAGTTGGCAAAAGAAAAAGGAGCGTGTGGATATTTCCATCGCACCAAGTATGCAGACGGTATCCTCCCAATCGACACTTACAAACCTGAAGTTGATCAAATCTGTGGAGAAAAACTGAACTATGATTGGGATAGTCTTCGCGCATCTATCAATGAGTTCGGACTCCGACACAGCACTTTGTCCGCACAAATGCCTTCAGAAAGCAGTTCCGTTGTGTCAAACGAAACCAATGGAATCGAACCACCTAGAGCATACTTGTCCATTAAAAAATCAAAGAAAGGACCTCTTAAGCAGATTGTTCCGCAATACAATACGTTAAAGAATAATTACACATTGCTCTGGGACATGAAGAGTAACGAAGGATACATCAACGTTGTTGCTATAATGCAGAAGTTCTTTGACCAAGCAATTTCTGGCAACTGGAGTTATAATCCTGAAAACTATCCTGATAATAATGTCCCAGTATCTGTAATGGCAGGTGATCTTTTAAATACATATAAGTATGGTTGGAAAACTTCATATTATCAGAACACATATGATAGTAAAGATGATGTAACAGAAGAAGAACCATTAGAAGAAGAAAAGTCTGTAGAAGACTACATTAACGACATACTAACCACCCAAGAGGAAGAATCTTGTGACAGCTGTGCAATTTAAAGTTAACAAAAAGATTGGTAAAAAAATTGAAGGTATGACAGTCTTTAATACAAATCAGGTAGATACAACTAAGCAGACTATGTTCTTTGGTGCTCCTTTGGGAGTCCAAAGATACGATGATTTCAAGTATCCTGTATTTGATAAGTTGACCCAACAGCAACTTGGATATTTTTGGCGTCCAGAAGAAGTTTCTCTACAAAAAGATCGTGCAGACTATCAACAACTCCGTCCCGAGCAGAAGCATATCTTCACGTCGAACCTCAAGTATCAGATCATGCTTGACTCCGTACAAGGTCGTGGTCCTGGCATGGCTTTCATGCCTTATTGCAGCCTACCCGAACTTGAGTCAGCAATGAACATCTGGCAGACCATGGAGATGATCCATAGTCGCTCATATACTCACATCATCAAGAACATCTACCCAGACCCCTCTGTAGTCTTTGATGCTATCATCACTGATGAACGTATCCTAGAACGTGCAGCAACTGTTACAGGGGCATATGATGAGTTCTTACAGGCAGCACAAGAATGGGGTGCAGGTAATCAATGGGAACATGCTTTGGATGAAGTTCCTACTGCTAAATGGGAACTTAAAGAACTAAAACGTAAACTTTATCGTGCCGTTGCTAACGTCTATATACTAGAGGGCATACGTTTCTACGTATCATTTGCATGTTCTTTTGCTTTTGGTGAAAATAAACTAATGGAAGGCAATGCCAAGATTATTTCTCTCATCGCGAGAGATGAATCTCAGCATATGACTATCACTCAAAACATTCTTAACAAGTGGAAGCAAGGTGATGATCCAGACATTGTTGATATCATCAAGGAAGAAGAGCAGAACGTCTATGGGATGTTTAAAAAATGTGTGGAAGAAGAAGTAATCTGGGCTGATTATCTTTTTAAAGATGGTTCCATGATTGGACTCAACGCAAAACTATTACAGAAATATGTTGAGTGGACTGCTAACAAACGCATGAAGTCTATCGGACTGACACCTATTTTTGATGCTCCTATAAGCAATAATCCTTTACCATGGACACAACATTGGTTGTCTTCTAAAGGATTGCAAGTGGCACCCCAAGAAACCGAAGTAGAATCATACGTTATTGGGGGAATTACACAAGATGTGGAAGAAAATACATTCGCTGGTTTTGAATTATGATGGGAAGATCTTTAACTGGTTGGAAGGAAGATCTTCTGCAAACATCGAAATTGAGTCAGGAGGAGAGAGATCTCCTCTCAAGGGGTCCGTCGAGTCTAGCGCAAGCATTTCGACTCCAAGCAATAAAAATGAAATACACCCCTTCCCAGACCCATGGGATGGAGATTGGAACGACGCAGTAATTAATTGGGCATATTGGACTAGTTATGAAGACAAGCAGCGCGAAAGCAAAGGGAAGGAATCTCCAGAAATGGGTTCGACAAATGTTAATCGAGATACTTGATGTTCATCCTGAGGATATCGAGTCTCGATCTATGGGTGCTGGTGGTGAAGATCTCATCATGGCACGGGCAGCAAGACAAAAGTTTCCTCACTCAATTGAATGTAAAAATGTAGAAAGGTTGAACGTCTGGGATGCTTACGAACAGGCAGCATCAAATTGTGGTGACTATGAACCAATCGTAGTCATGAAAAAGAATAGAAAGAAACCATTAGTTGTTGTAGATGCTGAATATTTTATTGCTCTCTTTAATAAATAAAAGAGCCTAACTCTTTACTTATGGAATCAAATCCAAAGAAAGAGGAAACCAAAACAGACAATAAATTTGAGTGGGCGGATGAGGGTGTATCAACTCTCGTCCGAGTTATTATTCTTGGTTGGTCAGCAGCAATTCTGACTCTTAATTATGTAACTGTTCCTGG